GGATAGTCCTTCTTATGTTCAAAACGTTTTTTATAACGGCAGTACCTTTGTAGGTGCTACTAGTGCGGCTGACAATAACTGGCAATTTATATGGGCTACATACAACGGCAACTCTGGTTCACCATTGTCGCAGAGTTATGTTGCTAATTCAACAATCCCAACAACTACTGCCGGCACTGATACTTCAGGTAACGGTTTCCAAGGTTTAAGATTGTTTGGTAGATATGACAGCCCCACTGGCAGCTCAGAGAACCCAACTTCTGATGTAGGATTAGTTAAAGTATGGGACGGTGTATTAACTCTGACAGACATACAAAGTACTTGGTCCACTTATAAGACAAGATTTGGATATTAATATCTTTTTTCATTAAACATAGGACTTGTCAAGTCCTATTTTTTTGACTAAATATCAGATAAGGCAAATAACATCATGGGTTTAACTAGGATCACCGCTCAACAAATTTCGGACATTGACTACAAGCAGGCAGTGCGAGCAGTTTCTGTGTCTACGGTCACACTCAGTGGCGGCACTCCTGTTGTCGTTGATGGTGTTACTCTAGCTGCTGGTAATAGAGTGTTAGTTGTTGGACAAAGTACCAGCAGTCAAAACGGATTATATTATGTTTCTACGCTAGGAACAGGATCAAACGGCACTTGGACTCGCACAACTGATGGCAACGAAACTGGTGAAATAGAAGCCGGCATGATCATCATGGTCACCGAAGGCACCACCTATGCTGATACTCAGTGGAAACTCACAACAAATGACCCTATAATAATTGGCACAACTGGGTTGACTTTTACACAAAATTATTCAGCCAGCTCTATTTCTTCAGGCACCAGCAATGTTGCTGTGTCCAGCAGTGCCAATGTGTCAGTTGCTGTTGCTGGCAATAATGTTGCAGTATTTGCCACCACAGGTGAATATGTCACGGGACTAATTTCAGCAACTGGCAATGTCACAGGCAACTATATTTTAGGCAACGGGGCATTTTTATCTGGGGTCATCACCAGCGTAGCAAACATCAATAATGGTACGTCAAATGTCACCGTGGTAAGTTCAGGTGGTAACATCACTGTTGGTGTTGGCGGCACTGGTAACGTGGCAGTATTTGCTAGCACAGGTGCCAACATCACTGGAACACTCAATGCCACTGGCAATGTTGCTGGCTCATACTTTATTGGCGACGGAAGTTTATTAACTAATTTACCTTCACAGGCAGGTAATGCAATCACTAATGGAACAAGTAATGTTGCCATTACTACACCAGCAGGAAATGTCACTGTGGGCGTAAATGGTACTGCAAACACAGTAGTAATTTCTCCGGGTTCAATATTTGTAAACGGCGTATTTGCAACGCCAAAAACTATTACATCAAATGTACAAATAGCGGCTGATTCTTCAGCTATGGTGATCAGCCCACTGACTATTGGGAATGGGTATAGCATGACAATCCCAACTAGTTCTACAGTGTATGTTTGGATACCTAGTTAATGGTAAATACAGCATAAAAGGATAGATTCAAATGGCGATCACACTAGACGGAACCACTGGCATAACAGCATCCGGTAATATTACCGGAAGCTACATTTTAGGAAACGGCTCTCAACTATCGGGAATTATTACTAGCGTTAGCAGTTTGAGTAACGGTACTTCAAATGTGTCTGTTACTAGTTCAGGCGGCAATGTCACAGTGGGCGTGGGCGGAACTCCAAATGTTGCCGTGTTTACCACAACAGGTGCCAATATTGCTGGTACACTGAATACTGGTACAGGCAATGCCAACGTGGGAAATTTGGGTGCTACAACAGTGGTTGCAACTACACTAACAGGCACACTATCTACTGCCGCACAAACCAATATCACAAGTGTGGGCACACTGGGCGCATTAGCAGTGAGTGGTAACGCAAGCTCAGGCACAGCAGCCGCAGATACAAATACTACACAATTAGCTACCACAGCTTATGTTATTGGTCAGGCCAGTGCAACAACTCCCACCACAATTGGCACAAATACAATTGGTACAAGTTTGCGTTATGCTCGTGCTGATCATACTCACTCTGGAGTTAGTTCAGCTGTAGCTAGTACTGGTATAAGCGTGAGCGCGGCAACTGGTGCAGTTACATTTACAAATACTGGTGTAACTAGTGCCGTAGCAGGCACAAATATTTCAGTTAGTGGTGCAACTGGTGCAGTTACGATTGCCGTAACTGGTACAGTGCCAACAGCAACTACTGCGGCTACAGTAACTACAGCCGCACAGCCTAATATTACATCGGTGGGGACATTAACATCCGTTACTACTAGTGGCGCAATTACAGTGAATTCTGGTGCAGCCGCAACAGCCATTGTCAATGGTGCCACAACAGGTGTTGGTAACATTGGCAGCACAACTACCACATTCAATACTGTGTTTGCCAAAGCAACCACAGCACAATACGCTGACTTGGCAGAAAATTACATAGCTGATCAAGATTACCCAGTTGGAACAGTGATTATGATTGGTGGTGCCAAAGAAATTAGAAATAGCAATGGTTCTCACAGCACTAAAATTATTGGCACAGTCAGTGACAACCCAGCTTACCTCATGAATAGTGGGCTAACAGCCGAACATGTTGTAACCGTGGCATTGACTGGGCGTGTGCCTTGCTGTGTTGTTGGTGCAATTCAACGCGGTGATTTGTTAGTGGCCAGTGAGTTACATGGCATTGCAACAGTGTTGAATTCAAACTTGTACCAGCCAGGCTGTGTTATTGGCAAAGCACTAGAAGAATACAACAGTGACGTGCCAGGACTAATAGAAATAATAGTAGGAAAAATATAATGCAAAAACAATACCGCAAAGACTATGATGGTGAGCATGTATTATTAAGCACAGGCTGGCAAGATGGTGAAAAATTTCACAATCGTGAATGGATTGGCAATCCCATTGTTAACCAACACATTTCAGGCCGTGCCGCAGTGATTGGCAGCGATTCAGACCTGTGGAGATTTGATTTTAAAGTGTTAAAAAATCATCGGGGCGGCCTTCTGGGAAGTCAACGCCTTCAGTTATATGGCGCCAACTATATGTGGCAACATATGGCGTTTGATTTTGTGGTAGCAGGCATCAACACAGAAATTGAAGATATCATAAACCACGGATACTGTGATGAAAATATTGTGTATACCAACAACAGAAATTGTATCAAAAATCCAGGCAAATTTTACAATATTCCTTTTGATAAAAAATTGAGTGAATTGGCCAGTGCAATTTACATGGCAGCGTTTGATGGGCACAATGAAGTTTTTCTGATTGGGTACAACAAAGATCTAGGTGAAACAATGGGAACCAATTGGGTTTCAGATGTCAATACTGTATTTGGAACCTACGATGATACAAAGTTTTATTTGGTTGGCACAGAGTCAAACATGTATGATCAATGGAAAATGAATCGCAATGTTAAATGTTTAACATACCGTGATTTTATTAGCTATTGTGATGTGTGAACTGTGGATAAAATTACATTAATTTTTTCTTGCACAACATCAAAATTAACAGTATTCCACAACCCAGGATGCATGGGTTTGGGCCATGCACCACCTTCAATCCACGCATAACCAATGTGCTCGTAGTTTAAGTTTGGTTGAAATTCTTGTTTAACACAACAAAAAAATGTGTGATAAGAAAATGCCAGGTCAACACTGGTAAATTTTTCCAAGGGAATCAAGCTTAGATAATTGGGCATAAACCCCAACTCTTCGGTGCACTCCCGTTCCATTGAGTCAAGCAATGTTTCTCCTGGGTCTTGTTTGCCACCTGGCAATCCCCAGGTCATTGGATGTCTAGAATCTTGACGCATGAGATAAAGATAGCGACGAGTTTCTACACTGTAGAACCACACTCCTACTGCGTTCACAATACCAAGCTCCATTCACCACCAGAGTACAGTCCTTCGTAACTCTTGACCCATTGATGTTTGTCCCAGCGATATTGCAAGCTTGTGGTAAGATTGGTTACAAATTGCACGTTGTCAAAATGTTCGCCGGCTTGAAAAGCAACAAACCATCCAGAACTGGCATCGTATTCAATTATGTCATTGGCCTGTGCCACTACTTGCCCCCAGGCAGCTGGGGGATATGGATTTGTCAATGATCCAAGATTGTTTAGAATTAGATAACGTTGACCACTGGCTGCTGCCGGTAACCCAGCACCAGGGCCACTCAGCAACGGGTCAATAACTGCATTGATTGGGTCCAAGGTGTTTTGTGGAATTGTGTCAGTGTCAATATCGTATAACAAGAATCTATCATCAGATGGATCGTAGGTTATAGTGCCAACTATTTCAGTGTCATCACCCCAGAAGCTAGCCAATCGAATTTGACTAATCCCTTCACGAATAGTGCCATACATACCAAGCACCGCTTGCCAATGCTCGTTGCTGGCGGGACTCACAGGAGCATCAACACTGCCATTGGGCGGATTAACCACCACAGATTGCTTGAGAACCTGCAATTTATTACCAACAAGTAATGCTTGGTATCCGTAAGGAGTAAAAAATTGTCGTGTACCCAACAACAAGTCATCATTGCTTACGGCGTTGTATATATCACCCCTGGCATCAAATGTAGAAAGAATAATTTTTTCCACAACACCAAGCTTCTTGACTTTGGCTGGACTTGAAATCCAAATTGGCAAAGTAAATTTCATGGTCATGATGTCAATGGGATTTTCGGTGCCCTGTGGAATAGTACGACTGCTCCAGGTAGTGGATTCAAGTTCAACAACACTTAGGCTGGTCCAGTCAATGTAGTTTTCGGTGCTTTGTACTTCTAGAGCCGGATTAAACAATGTGGCCACCTGCTCAAAAATTTGAAACTTTTGATTGGTGTTTGATGTCCAAATGTCACAGGTTATGGTCATCTTATAGGGAACAGGCATCAATCTTTCAATGGTAAAAGCATTGCCTTGTGTGGTTTCGTAAGTCTGTGTTTCGCTGTCGTAAGTTCTCTGCCTAACTTGGGTATTACTGACAAAGTAAGGTTCCTGCATTCTTGGACGATCATAATCCATGCCACTGATGTAAAATGTGATTAAAGGAGTTGATGGCAATGCACTAGCTGAGTTTTGCTGTAGCACTGTGGAGACTTGTCTAGTGGCATCACCGTATTTTACCGGAACCCGCAACAGGGTCGGCGCACCATTGGCATCGCGCCCATATTCAACTTGAAAGTTGGAAAATATGCGTGTGAATTGCAGTAAAAATCTGCGTACTTGCTCGTCGTAAAAAAAACTTTGAATTTTTATTCTCCTTGGAGAAGCTGACGTTTTTTAGCTTCTCGTTGTTTACATCTAATGGAATGAGCAGCCTTTATCTCCTCAGTCCACTTTTTGAATTGTTGCATTTATTAACGTCCTGGAGGTCTAGGGTTAGGCGGTAAATTTCCGTTGTTATCACCGTTGTCAGCTCTGGGCTTTAGTATCTCACTGAGACTCTGACGACTTGGAATATTGCCCAGGTCAGTGGTTTGTACAGTGTATGTATTGTTGACAAAGCTGGACCGCAAAGTTTTATTAGACGGACCGTTGTTGAGATTGGTTCTTACATTGTCTTCAATTTTAATCCAGGCACGGCCATCATACCTAAACAAACGATTGGGGAAATAGTCCAAACGCAAGCAGTACTGACCTTGCTCGGCATAGTTTGGGAACGCTACACCTGGCGTGACTGGCAGCCCGTTTGGTGCAATTCCGTCGCCAGTTAAGTAGCCCATGGTCCATCCATCAGCTGTTGGAGTTTGACTTTGATTGGAGGACAATGTATTAGTTGAACTAGCATTTATATTGGTGTCATCAATTGTAACACCATTGGGGTCGGCTGGAGTTCCGTCAGGATTGGTGGGATAGATGTAAAATTTCACAGTGTCATAACCACTGAGCGGAACTTCAATATCAGCCTCTAGTAGAATAGCATCGTTTATTTCGTAGTCTCTTGGTCTAGTACTGGCTCGATCAGCAGTGGTTGGGGGATCAATCAACTGCCAATAGGTGGTGTTGGTTATGTCTGTTCCCACTGGTACGTCTGTTTTGGCTTGATAATATTGATCACCAGAATTCACAATGCTCCCTTGTGGATAAAAATTACCGTTGTCCCAAATTTGTTCACTGACAAAAGGTTTGTTGACAATTTCTTGATACTCTTGGGCATTCACCATGGGAGTACATTTTACTCGCCACAAGTGCGGCATCCAGGTTTGGCTGAAACCCTCACTTGCAAATGCCGCATCTTGAATCACATAATATCTTGGCAACGCTCTGGGTATGGCCTCGTTTAACGGATTCATATCTCTGAGGTTGGGTATTTCAAGAACATCGCCACTCATGAGTTTACGTCCCATGGTGTCAATCATGTTGTTGTAATGAAATGTAATGAAAACTGTGTCATTGTTTAAAAATAATCCAAATTGACTGAGGTCAAAATCAATGTCTTGTGTTCGGTACACTCCACGCATTATGTAGACATCAGGATCGTAGGCACGATCTCTATTTTCCAACAACAACAGGTCTTGTATAAACAAGGGATTTTCTTGACTGTAAACTGGTTGAGTAGCATCATAGTTACCACTTTCCACTGAATCTTCCCCACTAGTTTTTGGACCAAGATATTTGTGAAGATAGATATCTAGGCCGCCAACAGTGTACATCTCGGCAATGGTTCGATCAAAAAATTGATAATCGTTGGTGCGATTTGGGCGGTAAAGTGACAGTCTTGGCATAGTGTACTATTTATGGGCAGGTTGACCAATAATTCCAGAAGTGCTATAATTTGATATGTTGGAATATTTTAAACGCATTGATGAACTTTCAGCAAAAAGCCGTAAACTGCCCATGGATGCATGCGCAGACCTGCTGACAATGTGTAATGCGGCACATGATATTGCTGTGGAATTGAGCAAGGAATTGGTAGACTGTCGAAGACGAGGTCGACCCAGTGCCAAAAGTGAAACTTTGATAAACCGACTAGATGATGCCATAGCCAATGTAGAACGAATGTTAACTTATGCAATTCTGTTGTACCCAACAAAATGAGCAAGATATAACTTTAGTATTACTTTGTACAACTTGACCAAATAATCTAAATGTGCTATAATTACACAATAAACAAACAGGAGCCGGTATGACTGTAGCCACCAAACCCGTTAAACCCCTAAACCCACGTAGTGCTGACACCAATGCCATGGGCATGGAGCCTACTTGGAAAACCCAGCCCACTGACAATCGTTTCAGTGCACTCAGCAAAGCATTTTCTTGGTACAATTATTTTTACGGCAAGAAAGATGCCCGAGAAATGATTGTAAACTACTTGGAACTGCATGGTCGTAAGAGTGATGTTCGACTGCTTCGTGGTGTGCCAGACTCGGGAATTCGTCTCACTACAGGCTGGCTATGCCGCATGAGCATGGTGGGCTTGGAACTGACTGAAACTGAACAGGCCAAACTAGAATCTCTGTTGAAAGAGTTGTTGGAAACCAAACAAGTAGAAGTGGTAGCTGAAGTAGAAGAAACGGTGCCACGCATCACCATCCAGGATCGCCTGCGAGAGAAAGTCAGCGAGTGTGCCGGTGAACTAGAGGCATTGTTTGATGACTTCATTGCATCAGGTGCAAAGATGTCAGCAGATTACAAGCCAATCATGACCATTCGTGGCATGAATGTAGCACCTCAGATGGTGAGCAACATTGCTGACATTTGGAAAAAGAAACAAACTGAGTTTGAGGAAGTAGTCAAAGGCAAAGATTCGCAACTAGTTGAAGCTTACAGTCATTTGACTAAAATTCAAATGCGCAATGTTCTCAAATTCTGTGAGACCGTGATCAATGACTGTGGTGCCTATGTGCAGATTAAAAAGGTTGAGCGCAAACCCCGCAAAGTCCGGGCAGTGCCGCCAGAGAAACGTGCCGCAAAGTTCAAGCATGCCTTGGAATTTGCAGAACTCAAACTCAAAGGGTTACCGCCTGCAGGCCTAGTGGACAAAGCTGAAGCCTGGTTGTATGACACCAAAAAACGCAAGTTGATTCATGTAGTTGCCGATGACTACACCAAGGTGTTTACTATAAAAAGCAACAGCATTATTGGATTTAGTACAGCGGAAACCCTGCAAAAGACTGTGCGTAAACCAGCCGAGGTCATCAAAGCTATGCAAGCAGCCGGCAAGCCAGCGGCACGTAAGATTTACAAAGATCTTACCACCACAGAAACGCCGTTTAACGGACGTGGCACTGAGAATTTGCTTGTACTCAAGGCTTGGTAAATAAGGGGGACTGGAGTCCCCCTTATGGCTGACCAAACACTAGACCCGCTAAAAAAGAAACTTATTGAATACGTAGAACTGCAACTGGCAAGTCAAATCATTGATGTTGAACTAGACCCTGCACACTACGAAGCCGCTTATCAACGCACAATTGGTGTTTACCGCCAACGTGCACAGAATGCCTATGAAGAAAGCTACAGCTTCATGGAAATTCTCAATGATACCAATGAGTACACCTTGCCGCAAGAAGTTACACAAGTTAGACAAATCTTTCGTAGAACTATTGGTATGAGCACTGGCTCTGGTGGTGCGTCATCATTTGATCCGTTTGGAGCGGCCACGCTCAACGTTTACTTGTTGAACTTTAATCAAGCCGCTGGTGGTATGGCCACCTACGATTTCTATCAACAGTATGTTGAGCTTGCGGCACGTATGTTTGGCGGCTACATCAACTATACATTTAATCCAGTTACCAAGAAACTACAACTCATACGTGATCCACGAGGCAGTGGTGAAGTTGTCCTGTTATGGACATATAATTTACGCCCAGAAATGGTGTTGTTAAGCGACTTTCAAATAAGCCAGTGGATCCGTGACTACATGGTGGCCGCCTGTAAAATGATCATTGGCGAAGCACGTGAAAAGTTTGGAACCATTGCTGGACCACAAGGCGGCGGCACTCTCAACGGAGCCGCAATGAAGTCAGAAGCACAAACAGCCATGGATAAATGCATTGAAGAATTGAAACTCTATGTGGATGGCAGCCAGCCATTGAGCCTAGTAATTGGATAATAACTTTGACTACACTGCTTGTGGGGTGTAGTTATCTACACAACATTGATCAACTTCAGATCAACACTGATAAATTTGAAATTCGTGCCACACCTGGATCGGGAAATCAAAGCATGGCAGCACGAGTTATCTACGAATGTAGCCAACGACAATTTGATCAAGTTGTGGTAGTTTGGAGCGGTATCAATCGCCTGGATTTTCCAATCGGCAAAGAACTTCACAAGGTACAATCAAAAAACAAGTTGGGTGAATACGACTACGGATACTTCACTGAAATTGGTGACATGGCCTGGTATCACAGCGGAGG